ACAGCGGCTCCAGTCCGAGGCCGCCAAGGAGCAGGTGACTGCGGCAGAGGCTGCACCTGTGCCCCAGGGTCAACTACCCGGCATGAACCAGCCGGCTTACAGCCAGGTCGCAACTGTCGACACCAGCTCCGTTGCTTACGCACCCAAGACGTTCCAGTACAAGGCGGAGGGCCAGACAGCTACCGGCCGCAGTGGATCCCTCGCCGAGGAGAACGTCTACGACCCTCGCTACGGCGGGGTCATCAGCGTCTGGAAGGACACCCAGGGTGAGCTAGGCGCACCTGGTCAGGTGTACGTGGTCAACGGCCACAACCGTCTCGAGCTGGCTAACCGTTCCGGGTTCCCTGTCATCAATGTCCAGTACATCGACGCACCGACAGCAGCTGAGGCCCGGATGACTGGGGCCTTGCAAAACATCAAGGATGACAAGGGCACGGCCATCGATGCCGCCAAGATCTTCCGGGACACCGGCATGTCCGTTGAGGACTTGCGTCTCCAGAACGTCAACCTGAACGGGAAGCTGGCGTCCGAGGGTGTGGCCCTCAGCCGCCTCCCGCAATGGCTCTTTGACAAGACTGCCACTGGTGACCTGCCCACCGCCAAAGCCGTGGCCCTGGGCTCTGTTGCTGACATTGACGACGCGATCATTAGTGACGTCGCGAAACAAGCGATTGCTGGCAAGTGGTCGGCGGAGAAGATTGTCCAGGCCATGCAAGAGGCCAAGTTTGCAGGAGCAGCAACAGGCGGTGGCGGCACAATCCCCGGCCTCGAGGAGATGTTCAAGACCACCAACGTGGTCGACCTGATCGACATCAGGACCGCTGCGTACCGGCAGCTCTCTGTCGAGATGCGGGCCCTGGCTGCTGCGTCCCAGGCCAAGAACACCAGTTATCTCGAGGCCGCTGGCAACGCCATCAACGTCGAAGGCAGCCAGGCCGCACGCAAGATGGCAGCCGAAGCTGTTGCAGTGTTCAACCGGGTCACCGCGTACGAAGGTCCGGTCCGCACGATCCTGAATGAGCTTGCTGCACAGATGCCGACCGGCAAAGGCCGGGACAAGGCAGCCACCAACCTGGTGCAGTTCAATCTCCAGCGCTTAAGGGACGCCATCTCAGAGGAGATGAATGGGCCCCGCATCCTGAAGGAGGAGGCTGCCATCAATCAACTGGCGGAGGTGATCCCCCCTGAGGTCATGCCGACGGAGATCATGCCAGCGGGCAAGGGAGCTCCGATCTCTGAAGCCATGGGCCGGGACTTGAACACCCTGTCGCAAAGCTTGGGACGGTTGACCCGGGCCATTGACGAAAACTTCCAGGCCCAGCAACGGTCGCTCCAGCGGCGGGAAGAGGCAATCACCCAAGAGCTGGGAACAGCTGCTCCTGAAGCCACCCCTGCTGCATTGCCACCGGCCACCAAATTTGCGGATCCGCTCGAGGTTGAGAACTTGGCTGATGCCCGGGACGCCCTGGGCCTGCCACCAACCGCCAACGTGGCCCAGGTCATGCGGATCGCCAAGCAGGAGGGCTTTGACGGCATCACGTTCACCGGGGAGTTCGGCTTGCCTGGTGGTAAGAAGGAGATCGACCTGAGGGGATTGCCAGAGGACAGGCCCCCTGAGAACGCCGGCAACCCGGCACCCATCCAGGCCAAGCCAGCCGAACCCCGCATCGCAGTCCAGCCCATGGGCAACGTGGCTGCTGCTGCCATCGAGCCCCCCGGTGCCATCACCCCTGGCTTCACGGCCAAGGACCGGGCCGCGGCCAAGACCGGTGGCAACAAGGACGAGAACGAAGCCATTGCCAAGGCGCTGGAGCGGCTTGCGGCTGCTGAGGCCGTTGGCAACACAGAGATCGCGGGCCAACTCCGGACCTGGCTGGGTCGTCGCAACGTCAGCGTCGCCGACATCCTGGAGCAATCCATGGCTGCTGCGGCTGCCAGTGACGCTGCGGTTTACCGCAAGGCCGGTGAGTCCATTGGCGTCATGCGGCAGGGGCTCGGTGAGCTTGAGGGGCTGACCCTGCCCCGTGAACTAGCAGGTCTCAAGCCCCGCTACAGCTACGGCCAGAAAAAGTTCGAGCTGGCCTTCGAGACTGACCTGGACCGCGTTGCTTACACCTTGGCTGGTGACGCCACCGGCAAGCCTTCCAAGTCTCACCAGAAGTACCGGGATTGGCTGGAGTCCAATGGACTGGACCCAGCTGAGGTCGCTGCGTATGGAGCCAGCGTCGTCAAGCCCAGCATCAAGGACATGGCGGCTACCGCTGCACCCGGCATGCTCCAGGTGCGGAATCAGGGCTTCGGTGGTGCCGATTTCTCGGCTGAACTGCCCAACCTCAAGGGCTGGCAAAGCGTCGAGACGACCACCGGCGGCACGGTTGGCGAAGGGTTCACTGGTGCCACACGCATCACAGATCGTGAAGCCAGTGAGCTGGCCCGCATTGCGTTCCAGATCAGCGGTGTCACGGACTTCAGGATCCAGGAACGGATCGAAGTCACCTATGGGCCACGTCAGGCCCGGGCGTACGGCGACATGAACTTGGTTGGCCAGAAGGCCGAGATCGCTGGGTCGTACCGGCACGGCAAGGCCATGGCTGACGACACGATCACTGTCGCAATGACGGCTTACGGGGTGCCAAAGTCGTTCACGCAAATGATGACGACGACTTACCACGAGTCCATGCACCGGTTGACGCAGTGGTTCTTCACCGCTGCCGAGAACCTGGTGCTGGCCAGGTCTGAGAAGGGCCTGAGAGAGATGGCAGCCATGTTGATGGAGGACTCCCTCCAGCCCAACAAGGCCCGGGCGTACCGGGACGGCACAATCAAGATGGGCGAAGTCATCTCTGATGCGTTTGCTGCATACATGCGGGGCATCACCTTGCCAAAGGTTGACTTGCAAGGTTTTGCAAAGCTGAAGGACTACATCGACCAGTCAATCAACTTCATCCTTAGTGGCGGCAAGTACAAGGTCTGGGACGACGTGTTCGAGAAGGCATCGCTGGGTGGCTTCCAGGGCCGTGGTGGCACCGGTGAACCTGGCGTCGAGTTCTCTGCTGATCCCCCGGACCCCGCTGAGTTTGCACGGCGCATCGACCAGAACATGCAGGCCCTGGAGTCCGGGGACCTGACACCTGAAGAGATCGCGCAAATGGGGGCCAGCGACGTGCGTCGGCTTACCAGCCGCTCTGGCAACACCCAGTACGTGCCGGAGCCACCGGATGTCCTGATTGCCAGCAACAAGGCCCTGGGCGAGATGTTGACCAGCAGGGCCCAGCAGACCGGCATCGGGAGCTACAGCCAGCCAGCGATCGTCAAGGCCGCCATGGACCAGCTGTACGCCGATGGGTGGGCCGTTGAGTCCACGGTGACCAGGCTCGAGGCTGCCCGCCGTGGTGACCCCAAGTCCCAAGAAGACTTGATTGCCTTGGCCGCCAACTTGATCCACCGCGACAACATCGCCGCCCAGAACGGCATGACCGCGATGGAGTGGCAATCAGGCGTCAATGAGGCTGATCGCGCTGCGTCAATGCAGCGGCTGTGGTCCGGGCTTGAGGACCAGCATCGTCTCGACACTGCTCTGATGACGGCCAGCCGCAAGGACGGCCAGCGGTTGAGCGTAATGCAGATCAAATACGACTTCGACCCGACGCACAGACAGGTGCCGGCCGGGACCCCCATGTATCACGGCACAACGGAGGCCAACGCCCAGTCGATTGTCGACAACGGGTTCCGGGCTTCTGGCCCTGGCAGCAACTTGCTGGGCAGTGGCGTGTATTTCGCTGAGGACCTGTTTTACGCAGGGGCTTATGGCGAGGTTGCTGCAGCTGGTGACCTACCCAGTGACGTGCGGATCCTCGACCTGGTGTCGATGGACAAGCGCATTGCCGACCTGGTGCAGGAGCTCAACCTCGGCCCCCTTGAGCGGTTTGAGGAGAACTTGTACATGAGCAAGCCCCAGAAAACTGCCCTGCGGAACTGGGTCGTGGAGCAGGGATACTCCGGAGTCCGTTTCAGCCCAGACTTTGAACTTGGTGAAGGTGCCCCAGAGACCATTATTTACGACGTCAATGTCGCCAACCGCATTGTCGGATCCAAGGCGGCCGTCGAGCCCGAGATGCCAGCAACGGCTGAGTCAATGGGCACCGACATCGAGGCCGAGATCGCCAACCCGATGAACACGATCTTGGGCAAGATCGATCCCGAGATCCGGGCTGACATTGAGCAAGGGGTGATGAGCCCCGAGGCCGTTGACATGACGGAAGTTGCCGCCCAGGTGGCGATCTCAAGTCGCTCTGTCCCCGGCATGCGGGCCAAGCTGAACAGCATCGTGGGCAAGATCGACGTCGGTCGTCTCAACCAAGAGATGTTCCTGCAGGCGTACCGAGCAGCACTGCTGTGGTCACCCAAGACCTGGACCAAGATGCTCGTTGGCTCGAGCTACCGGGCAATTACGATGCCCATCAACCAGGCCATTGCTGAGACCGCAGCTGCTGGGATCGCCACGTTGAAGGGCGACAACGTGGCTGCGTACCGGGCCATGCGTCAGGCTGGCCTGAACATCGGCATGTATGGCAAGTACGTCGCCAACTGGTCCAACACTTACCGGCTGGTTGGGGAATCATTCCGCACAAGCGAAAGTTTCGGCAATTTGGGCGCCACGTCAATGGATGTGGCGCAGCGAAGCCTGAAGCAAGAGGACCAGACGTCGTTGTTTGGCGAGACTCGTGACCCAGCCAACACCTTGGAAAACCCGTGGTGGGTGGATCCTGAAAACATGAACATTCCCGCTCAATTTGCCCACAAGGCCTGGAAGCTGTTGAACGCCTCTGGACGCATCTCAGGTTCGATCGACACGTTCTTCTCGTCACTCATTGGTCCTAGCGCCGAGTGGAGTCGGATTATGGGCCTTGAGCTTGAAAAAGCTGAGGGCCGTGGCCTGACTGGCGACGAGGCTTGGGCCACGGCCAGCAAGATCACCGACGACCGCATTGAGAACCAATGGACTGACGTGATCCTGAACGAGAAAATAGTCAAGAACGGCGCGTTCACTGGCACCCATGCCCAGGCCGCCATGGACTGGATCAACTTCACCGATGACCTAGACGTTCAGTTTCAGCCCCGGACCTACGAGTACGGCATTGCCAAGGCCAAGGAAGAGGGCATCACTGACACCGCTGAGATCAACAAGCGGGCCCTGGCCTGGATGCAGGAGGAGCCACCGGTCTGGGCGCAACGTGGCATGGCCGCCGGCCAAGCAGTCGGCTGGGCACCCAAGGTGTTTAAGGATGCGATCAACAACACGCCAATCCTGGGCATCCTGAACCCATTCCCCACCAGCCCCGCCAACATCACCAAAGCTGCCATGCGGGCCACTGGCATCGGGGCCCCATTTGTGGACAGTTTCTACCGGGACGTGTTCAGCGAGGACCGCAACACCCGGTCCCGGGCCATCGGCGAGATTTCTACTGCGTACATGACGCTGCTGGGTGGGGTCATGCTGGCCACCAGTGGCTTCGTTGAGTTCAGTGGGCCTGGCTCGTACGACGCACAGACCAGAGCCAAGATGGATCGGCTGAAACGCCAGCCGTATTCCATTCGGTTTAAAAATCCGGCCACTGGTGACACGACCAGGTGGTGGGACTTGCAGGCCCTGGACACTGTGTCCAACATCTTTTCGTTGATCGGCTTGCACATGGATCTGAACAACAGCTTGCCGAAGGAGGACCGGCAGGTCCTGGCATCCAACTTTGTTCTGGCTGTTGCCGAGGAAGCCCGTCAAGTGGGCTTTGCGCAGTTCACCAAGGACATGTACAAGTCCATCGGCGAGATCTTCAACCTGGTCTCCGACATCCAAACCAAGAGTCTTATTCCGACTGAGGGTCAAGTCGATCCGTTCTCCGGCTACGTGCAACGACGCCTGGTCGGATTCATGCCCGCCATTTTCAACAACGTCCGAAAAGGAACCGATTCGTACCAGCGGGCCATCGAAAAGTCGGAGTTGCCACAGCCGTTTGCCTTTGCCCACGAGCTTGCGCAACGGTTTGCTAACAAGATTCCGGGCCTGTCAAATCAACTGCCACCAGTGCTGCACCCCCTTACAGGTGAGCCCGCACCCATCGAGCAAACCTGGGGCGTCAATTACTTGCCGCAGGACCAGCCCTGGCTCAAAGGGCTTGTAAACGGCTTTAACCCAATGGCGTTTGCTCCCACCAAAGAAGGGACCAAGGACCCTGTCGACATCGAGCTCGGTCGGCTGTCTGGCCGCGGCACAGCATTCCAGATTTGGGGCCCCAATGAATTCAACGTGCCAAACTACCGCATGACTCAGACCCAACTCAACAAACTGGCCACGATCACCAGTCAGTTCATCCCGCCTGGTCGTGGATCAACGCTGCACCAGGGGCTCACCGCCATGGTTGCACCGGGCTCCAGCTACTGGCAGCTGCCACCACCTGAACCCAGCAAGGCCACCACAAGCGCTCGTGCCATTCGCATCAATAAAGAGATCAACTACTACAAGCCCTTCATCAAGGCTGAGTTCTTGGCATCAGAGCCAAAGCTTGCGAGGATGATTGAAGAAAACAAAGCCACTCAAGCCCAGGCCACCTTTGAAGCCAATTTCGGCATGCAATCGTCCTGGTCTCCAACCCCCCGCTAAATCCCAATGGCTTACTCCTATTACATCTATTCGGGAACTGGGAGCCAGACCCAGTTTCCAGTTGCGTTTGACTACATCCGGCGGGAGCATGTTGCCGTTACGGTAAACAACGTTGCCGCTACGTTTACTTGGGTCAACAGCAGCACCATCCAGATGGACACAGCGCCTGCCAACGGGACGTCGGTGCGAGTTTATCGGGTGACGCCACTTTCAGCACCACTTGTTGATTTTACCGATGGAGCAACTTTGGTTGCAGCCGACCTTGACACAAACGCAAAGCAATCGATTTACACCCAGCAAGAGCTTGACGATCGCGTAGCCGAAAACCAAGCAAACGCAGTTCCAGATGGAGACAAAGGCGATATCACGACGTCAGCTTCGGGAACGGTTTGGACGATTGACGCAGGAGTCATAACAGAAGCCAAGCTTGCAACCGGTGCTGTTACAAGTGCCAAGATTGCTGACAACACCATTGTTGATGCAGACATCAATACGTCTGCAGCCGTTGCAGCAACCAAGCTTGCATTTGCGCCAGCCGGAAATGTTTCGGCAACTACGGTTCAAACTGCAATCCAGCAGTTAGATACGCTGAAAGGAAGGCCAACTAATTTTTATACGCCAGTAGCCGCTAGTGCCTATGGAAACCTGATAAGCTTTACTAGCATCCCAACTTTTGCAACACAAATAACAGTAAATTTTGTTGATCTTGCCACAAATGGAAGTAGCAATATATTTATTCGTCTTGGAACTGCAGCCAATATTGTACTAAATTCTGGCTATACAGGCAATTCTTTTATGTACGTTACTGGCACTACATATGCAGGCTTGTTTGACTCTACAGGTTTTCTTCTTTACAGGGATTCACGCCTTAACGCAATAACCGGCACAATTAATATAACTTTGCAAGGCTTAAGCGGATCAAATTATACCTGGATTGCTTCTGGTAATTTTTGCTTTACCAGTGGCGTCGTGGGCACAGGTAGCACTGTTAGCAGTAAAATTGTTACTAGTTCAGTAGATCGAGTACATATTGCCAGCAGCGGTGGAGATTTATTTAATGCCGGATCTGTAAACGTTTCTTATACAGATTAAAATGGCCGTCAAATCCAAAACTGGTACCGCCCGGATCGAGCACAAGCCTGGTCCGCCCAAGCTCTCGCGCCAGGGCCAGGGCCAGCGGTCCAAGGCGGTCCCCGGTCGCCGCAAGAAAACCCGTGGACAAGGCCGTTAAGCTGGCGGCGTAACAGAGCGCCCTTGTGACTCTCGACGACAAGTTATTCACCTGTCGCCGATTACGGCACTGTCGGGAAAAATTGCCGGCTGTCGACATGCTGCGCGACGAAGCCAGCGGCCGGCTGTTCTGCAAGTCGGGCATGTGCCCCAACGGCAAGAATCGCAGCACCACGGATTTAATCGATCTCCAGGTTGAGAT